GATACATTATATTTACTTGCTATATCTTTATATTTCATTCCAGCTATATAATCTCTTTCGGCTTGTTTTGTATCTGCCATACTACATTGCACCTCACCGTCCTTTGTATTATTTAGCCTATAACTTATGTAATTCTTCTATATGTTTATCTCGAAATTCTTTGTCTCTTTTTAACGCAATATTTAACATTTTATTTTTTTCTTCTCCGGTAAAATACATAGGAGCTAAATTGTCTTTATCATCATAGTAAACACCTTTTATTGCTTTTATTGCTTTACTAGTACATGCAACAACCATAATTTCATTGCAGGCTTTTATCTTTTCTAAATGTTCAATGTTTTTAGCTGTAGAGTCTATGCAAACTTTAATTTCCTCTGCTCTTTTTAAAGTTTGTAAATTCATAATACTTCCTCCTGAAATCTGCTATTTCATTGTCAATAAACAAAGTCTATATTTATTATAAATTCTATTAAAGAGTTTCTTTTTAGTCCTTATCTTTCTGGTATGTTTTAATATATTAATTAACCTGTTAGGTTCCTTTGCTATTCTTATTTTAACTTTCATTGTTCCTGATACTGGAAGATTAATGTTACTACATCTATTGTCTTCAGGAATCGTTATTTCTCCTGTCACAAAATCATTTATTTTTTGCCCATCTATGAAAAGTTGTCCTTGAGATAAGTCTATTATTCCTGCACCCATATTTCCTCCTACAAATTCTAACTTTTAATCAAGGTTAAAATCAAATTTAACTATTTTACCACTTTTAAGAATTATTTCTTCGCCTACTTTTTCACTATTTTTTTTGTTTATTTCTACCCAAAAATTATAAGCGTTCCAGCCCTTTGTCTTTCTTCTCATTACATTGCTAATCCTATTGACTACATACGTGGCCTCACCTTCTGTAAAACCTTGTTCCATGCATTCATTTTTTATATTTTCTCTGTATCCTTTATATTCGTCTACACTTTCAATATAAACTTCAAAAAACATTTATATTTCCTCCTACAAATTCCTTACTATAGAATTTATTCTGCTTTCCATACTCATACAATCATGTTTACATGATCTGTAATAAGCTTCTATATACTGTCTATCTCCTAATTTTCTATGTATTTTTTCTTCTACTGCTACTTTTAAATAGTTTATTCTTTTATGTTTATTTGCCATGTTTATTCTCCTTAAAATATCCTGGGTTTTTATATCCTTTATAGAATTCAGTTTCCTTTTTATCTGGTTTTTTATCTTCTATTGAAAAATTGGTCTTATTGCCTTGTGGTTTCCCATATGTATATGATGTTGCATTGCTCATGCTTTACCTCTTTTCCCTAAGAGCACCATTTACCCTTTTATATGACCGTTCCTGCATACATTCTTTTAATACGTCCCCTACTGTTTGTTTCTTTACATTCCTGCTATCACAATAAGGGCAGCTTATGTCTCCTGCAAATTTATCTACTTGTTCTTTTAATAGTACAAACTCGCCTTTACATCTATTACATAAATAACTTATATATGTTGGTTCCATCTTTGCTCACTCCAAAAAAAAATAAAAAGGAGTGCCTTACTTAGCTGCTCCTTTTTATGCTATCAATTTTTGTTCTGGTAAATATGCATATCTTATTATTTGCTGTGTTCTCTCTTTACATATAGCGTATATATCATGATATTCTGTTTTGTTTTTCATTTCTTCATCTATTGTATGAATTATCATGTCCTCTATAAAAGCTATAATATCTAATACTTTTCTAGTTGCACGATCTCTTTGATTCTTCTTTATTCCTACGGCACTATTTACTAATTTGGTGTAATTAGAATAAAGTAAATTAGGATTTCTTTGATACGTTTTGCTGCCTTGATTAATTGCATATATTAGTAGTTCTGCTAAATTATCAGTTTCGCTTCTTCTTACAAGTTTTCCATTCTTTCTTGTCTGAAGCCATTCACTAGATTGTTTTTCTCTTACGAAAGACTCCATCTTATTAAAAGCTTCTATATATTTAAGTTTCCAATTTAAAGCTTTTTGGCCTGTGAATCCCATTACTAATAATGAAAATCCATCTCTTGTTAGAAGATATTCTTTTCTCATTTCTCCTTTGGAATCTTTGTATTTTGAGTCAATAAAATAACCAAGTGGGTTTCCACTTGATTTAATAATTCCATTTATTAGTCCATCAACATGTTTTCCTTTTCTATTCTCGCCTTCAATTGTTTTTAAAACACTATTGTGTTCTTTATTAAAGTTTTGTGCAATAATTCTGCTACTTACCAAAACTTTTTCTTTCTTCGTAAATAATCCCAAGTCAATTAAATTATCCATGTTATATCCTCCCACGATATATTTATCTAGGAGCAGCCGGAACTTACCCGGCTATTCTTCTCCCCTAGGAGGTGGCAGTTGTTCCCTGCAAACCCGATAATAAAAAGAGAAGTCAAATTAATGGCTTCTCGTATATTAATTATATTATTTTCTTTTCAAATTGTCCCAAACTTTCTACACTACTATTATATCTCATTGATTTCCTAAAAACCTATAAAAAACCTATAAAAAACCTATTGTTTTAGAAACTTGCTCATTTTCCTAAGTGTTCTTTGTTCTATTTTTTTACATGCATCATATGTTCTGTCTAATTTATATGTAACTGTATCCCATCTCCTATTTTCTATATGTCTTAATGTAATTACTTCTTTTTCTTTATCGTCTAAGATACTTACAGCATTATCTATTCTTTCTATTTCTCTTTCTTTCCTACGCTTGTCTAATTCCTTTTGAGCTATTCTAAGTGCAGAATTTTCTACAGTACTATTAAATTTATTAGTAGGGCTTATCTTGTCTTTACCATAGTCCATGCCATCTACTCCAATATCGTCTTTCATTTCCTCTATGTCTAATTCTAAGGCTTTAATTTCTGCTTTTAAGAACTTATAATTCTTTAGCCTTTTTATTATATCTTCGTACATTAAATCACCTCTTATTGAATCTTTCTAATAATGTTTCTGGTTTTGTAGAAGATGTTATTATATATCCACAATTAGTATATATTACACTATGAGTTGTTCTTCCCTTAGAAGCTTTTATCAATTTTCCTTTTTCTTCTGCTACTTGTACATCTCTGTGCATTGTATTTGAATTATATCCTGTTATTATCGTTATTTTATCTGTATTTATATATTGATTATTTCCTATATGTAATGCTTTCATTTAATCACCATCCTTCATTTGCCAGTCTTTAGATTTATTAAACATATTGTCCAATAATTCTTCGAGTGTATCTCCTACACCATGGTATAGCATATATTGAACAGGTCTATTTCTAAAATCTTCACCAACTTTATAAGCGTTACCTTCATAAGACATTCCATAAACTCTTCCTTTACCTTTACACTCTATAGATATATTCCAATCTTCAGCCATTTTTTCTTTTAATAAATCTTCACCATTCATAATATTTATTCACCTTCTTTTATCTTGAAATAGTCACATGAAGTGCTTTCTATATCTTCTATATATTTATCTCCTAGCATATTATCTTCAAGCAAACAATTATATCCATCCCAGTAATTTAAGTTATCACAGTTTTTACAACATCTTTTCATTTAATCCACCATCCTATTACAAATATAATTACCAGTAAATCACCTATTAGACTATAAATCGTACGATGGAACTCTTTAAATTTAAGCATATCTTTAAGTTTAGTGTGTATTCCTAATAGTATTTTAATAGTACCTAATGTATCATATATAGCCGTGACTAATAAGATTATTGCTATTATTTTCATTTAATAGGTTCCTTCCTATATACTTTTAATAGTCTTAATCATTTTCTCTTTAAATTCATTTTTGCCTTTACTTTCTCCATCTTCAAACCCTTTGACATATATACCTTTTAACGTATAAAATAAAGTTTCAGCATCCAAATCTTTTATTGCTTTATTATTTGCAACTTCTTTAAGCATCTGGTCTATATTCATTTAATCACCTCATTCAATTCTTGCTTGTACCTTCAGAATACTTTGTAAAGAGCTTACTTCTGTGCTTAATGCATTTAGCATATCTCTTGAAGCCTTAAAACATTGTTCCGCCAAATCACGTTTAAATTTTAATTCTGCTACATCATCGCTACCACGTGCTATATCTGCTATAAGAGTAACTGGCATTTTATCTGTTCTGAGCTTTACTATTTCTTTTCTTAATGCAATCCTATAATTCTTCTCCGCATATGCATATTCTTTAGCCTTACTTGTTATTGTGTCTACTCCTTTTTCTAACCTTTTAGCAGTTTTCCATATTGCATTTGTGACCTCTATAGGTTCTATTGATTTATTACCCATTTATTCCTCCTCTGCTATTCTACACGCCACTTGCCAATATGCGTCTAATAAGTCTGTTGCGTGCTCTATTCCATAATCTTTAGTAAAAGTTGATATGCCATAGTCATTCCCTGTTATTCCTATACAATCAATTTTCCCATTTTTATCTTCAATATATTTTCTAAGTTGTCCCTCTGTAAGAACAGGTAAAAAGTCTTTATAAGCAATAGCATTATTCTTTGTTTCGTTGTCTTGAATACAACCAATATAAATTCCATTTAAAAAACTATTTGGGCTATCTCCAAAACTTCTGAAGAATAAATCTCTCATTTCTGGTTTCCACCAGTTTCTTAAACTCTCTTGTACTTTCTTTGTCTGTTTTAGAAATTCTTCTGGTTCTATATATTCCATGCTTATCCCTCCCAAGGTCTAACATAAAGACTACTTTCCAAAACTTTTGCATATTTCAAAATATTCAATATATTTGTATCCTTACCATGCTC